ATTTTAATGGATACTATGGAAATAAAACTTACAGTGATTCAAGAGCATCTGTTAAAGATTTTATTATTGGATCTATAGTAACAGATAGTAGTAATGTTAAAATTATAATTGGCAATGGAGCTTTTAAAGATGATAATTACGTTTATCATCCATATTTCACAATGAAATTATATGAAGTTCTCGTATATAAAAATATAGCTGGACTATCGACGGCTAGACCGCAAAGAATAATTTGCGATTATTTAATATCAAAATATAAAAATAAAGCTTTCTTCGATTCTTCTGAAATACAAACTGATGCTCCAATTTATTATTCTCAAGCAGATAGACCAAATATTTTTGGAAAAGTTCAAAAAATCATATAATAATTATGTCAGATCTCGTCTCAACAAATTCATTACTAAATTTAGATCCAGATTCTTTTGTAGATTTATTTGAAATATACGTGGACAATAATTTAGGCGTAGTAAGATTTCATTCAGGAAAGAATTTTAATAATTATCTTGTTTATAGAGGAAATCAATATGTTGCAATGCCTATCGAGTATAGTGGTTTTGAGTTTTCAGCAGATGGAAAACAAAATAGACCAACTTTTAAAATTGCTAATATAGATGGATTTATAACTGATTATATAAAAAATAAAAACGATTTGATAAACTCAAAAATGAAACGCATAAAAATATTTGTTAGAAATTTAGATGATGTTAATTTTTCAGCTAATGTAAATCCGTTTTTTGGATACAGAGCCAAAAGAAATGCTACTAAAGGTTATGGCGAGTCTTTTTATGAAGAAACTTATATTGTAAATAGAAAACGTCAAGAAAATAAATACTTTATTGAATTTGATTTGAGCAGCCCAATTGATGTAGAAAATCAAACAATTCCTAATAGAAAAATTTCTGATAATTTATGTTCATGGAATTATCGTGGTTGTGGATGTAATTATGGAAAAATTCCTTGGCCTGAAGGTCAAACAATAAAAGTTAATAATCAAACTATCACAGAAAATAACGCTCAGTTATGGAATGGAAAAGTTAATCAAGGAGTACCAGTCGCCGATGAAAATAATGTTGCTTTTTATTCAAATTCTGGTTATGGATTAACTCAAATAACTTTTAGGCAATATAATCCATTAACAGGACAATATAATCCTGGAGATTTTATAAAATACATAGATTCAATAAATTATGATTTTTTTGGAGATAAAGTGCAAAAAACTGATGATAATATATCTTATTCTTTTTATGTTTGCATAAAGGTTCATGGAGCTTCTTTACCTGCTGGTGCAAAAAATCCGACAACGGAAAAAGAATATTGGGTTAAAGATAGTTGCTCCAAAGATTTAACTGGTTGTAAGTTAAGATGGAATAATCATCCGAAAGGATTGCCTTATGGTGGATTTCCTGGAACAAGACCTTTCGACTATTCAGTTTGAAAAAATCTTAAATACTATTCAATCATATTGCTTATCAAACTATCCATATGAAAGTGGAGGTTTAATTTATAAGGACGGATCAATTAAAACATATGCATCGCAAATAAATGATTGTAATAGGTATTTGCCGATTTATGAATTTTATATTGATTTGGTGAAGGGGCAAAACGTTTTAGCATCGTTCCACAGTCATCTTTATATTTTGAAACCATCTGATGATGATTTATTTTTTATTAAAAATTATGATATTCCTATTATAATATATAGTTTGAATAATAAAGCTTATTCAAGTGTAAATATAAAAAATGAAACAAATTTTATTACATGGCCTTTTGAGAAAGCTTGCATGCGCAAAATTTAACCTGAAGGCTTCTTGTTTTCAAGATTTATTGAATAGCTTGTCTGCAAATTTTCCTAAATTAAAAAAATATGCTAAAACTCTAAAAAACAACACATCGGGTTTTATCGTCGTTGTTGATGGAAAATTAGTAGATAATTTCAAAAATATAGATTTTTACATTAAGAATTCAAAAATAATAGAATTAATTCCAGTTACTATTTTTAGTGGACTTATAACGGCAGCCATGGTAACTGCCGCTGGAATTGCCGCTGCTGGATCAACAGCAGCGGTAGTTATAGCTGCTATAGCAAGTGTTCTTGTCGTTGCTTTAATAAGTTTTGGTATTAGTTTTTTAGTAGCTAAACTTTTAACACCAAAAGATCCAAGGCAAGTAAAGACATCATCATTTATATTTACAAGCAAAGAAAATAGTGTAGCTAGAAATACTCCTATAGCTATAGGATATGGCAAATTAAGAGTTGGATCTAGTTTGGTGAGCAGTATTGCTATTAATTTTGATATCGATTTGGTAAAAAATATAAATGGCGCAGAAATATCTACAAATTCTGGAGCGGCTGGAGGAGGTTCTGGGTTTTCATCAGGAATAATTACTAATAAATTAAATTAAAATAAAATTATTATGGGTTTTCTTACCACACAAATTGCAAATAATGCTTCCGCGTCCACTGTTGCGCCTCAATTCTCTAATGAACAAATAAATAACTTTTTATCAAAAAATGCAGGTTCTGCTGGCTCTAAAATAATACAGCATTACTTGAAAAATCAAAGTTTTTCTCCTTTCATTCTACAACAAGAAAAATTACAGTCGGCCAGCAAAGTTTTTTTACAAGATTTAATAGGTGAAGGTCCAATTTTTGGTTTGATAGACGATTTAGGTAATGATTTGGTTTTATTTGATAAGTCTGAAAATAATGATGAAAATTTAAAAGGTTTATATCTAAATGATTATGCGGTAAAAAATTCTAAAAATAACACTTATAACTATAGCAGAATTGAAATTTATGGAAAAATGGGTTCAGAATTTCAAACAGCTATTCCAATAAACAGACAAAAATCATTATTTTCTTATTCTAGTCCTGGAGTTATATTTAACTATAATAAAAGCTTATATAATTTAATAAAAAATAAAAATGTTTTCCCCGTTACTAGAGAAGGGGTTTATCAAGATGCAAGATCTAATATTCATAGCACGTATTTATGTTTACAAGATGGATCAAGTATTTCTTATGTAAAGCCGCCTAATGCTGATGAAAAGGAAACTTTTAATATTTCGGGATTTAGTGATTTAATATTTGAAGAATGTTTTGGTGTTTATCATGAGATAAAAGATGTAAATGCTGATTTTATAGTATTAACTTTAAAAATTAATAGTCTTTATTATGTAGGTGGTGATGGCAGCATGTTCTATAATAAAGCGCATTTTGGAATTAAATTAGGTTATAAACAGAATCCAGATCAGAATATTTATATTTACCATGTTGTAAGGGGTATAGCTTCTTCGCCTTATCAATTTGATATCGTATTAGATGTAAGTGATTTTAATAAAAATTTAATTCCTTATGTTAAAGTATTTAGTTTTATTAATGCTCCAGAAATAACAGATACAAAAACAGTTTCTAGCATTGCAGTTTCAGATATAACAGAAATAGTAAACGCTAATTTTAAATATCCAAATTCTGCTTATTTTATAACAGGAGTTGATTCAAGAGGATTTGGTGGTTTACCAAGTCGTCAATACAATTTAAAACTATTGCAAGTAAAAGTACCAGAAAATTATGATTCTGATGCTAAACAATATGCAGACATATGGAGCGGAGAATTCGATCCATTATTAAGATGGACTGATAATCCAGCGTGGATATTATATGATATTATTACCAATAACAGATATGGTTTAGGAAAGTTTAATTTTCCTGAAAGTTTGGCGGATAAATGGTCAATATATCAGATAGGTAAATATTGCGATGAAATGGTTCCCACATTTAATAATTCTAAATTTCCAGCATTAAAAATATTAAATATAGGAACGTATAAAACTAACGATTATATAACATTAACAATACCTTCTGGAACTGTTATAACTCCAGAAATGTTTCAAGCTGGTCAAGAATTACAAATTTTTAATTTGCAATTTAATGAAATAGATGAAGATGGCCAGACATCTATTATTAATAAATGTTTTAAAAAAAGAATCCTAAGTTTTCGTATTACTCCTACAGCGGTAGAGTTACGTTTGTTTAATCCGTTTGGATTACATAAGATTTGTTCTCAATTTGCTTCTGTTAAAACGTATTTATTAGAAAAAGGTGTTAAAACTTCTACAGAAGCTTTAAATGTTTTATACGCTGAAATATTAAATGATAATCAGTCTAAAATAACAGATTTTAAAAATTATATTTTTTCTCAAAAAGTTTTTTCTGATGATGAAGTAAGTACTTATATTGCAAGTTCTGGATCTGCCGCTCAGAAATTTGACGGATTTTTAGACTTAGTTGAGCCAAGATTTACTTCTAATATTTATTTAAAATCTGAAACAGATGCAATAAATTTAATTAGTAATATAAGTTCTATTTTTAAAGGAATTGTTTATTGGTCCAATAATTATATTCAATTTGATAACGATTCACCAAAAGGTTCTTCTTATATTTTTAATAATTCTAATATTAAAAATGGTATTTTTAGCTATTCTGGATCTTCTAAAGACACGCGATATACAGTAGCTAAAGTTAGTTATTCAGACGCCTCCGATGGATTTAAAGATAAAACCGTATACGTTGAAGATCAAATCAATATTAAAAAATATGGTTATGTTGAAAAAGATATTTTAGGATTTGGAGTGACATCTAAATCGCAAGCGAAAAGAACTGGCGAATGGTTTTTAGTCACTAATCAAATTGAACAAGAATTAGTAACTTTTCAAGCTGGTCCTGAATGTTTATTGTTAGCTCCAGGAAATATAATAACGATTAGTGATACATTAAAATTGACAAATCGTTATGGCGGAAGAGTCGTAAAAATTGATGGCGATGATATAGTATTAGATAGTAAATATGATTTTATAAAAGTAAACGATGTTTTAAGTTTTATAGTACCAAAGAAAAGTTTATCTATTAATGAATTAAATGCTAAATCTTTGCAGCAAAATGGAGTAACTGAAAATCAAATAAATCAATTAAATTCAACATATATTTATAAATATAAAGTTTTAACAGTTGGTTTAGATGGAAGTTTTAGAACAAAAGTAACATTAAAGACAACAGGAACTGGTGATGATACCAACGCTCAAGAAAACGCTTATACAATTAATCCGTCTACATTGTGGATATACGAACAAAATTCATCAAGTACAAACTCTTTGTATTCTAAACAATATAGAATACTTGGCATAAAAGAGAATAATCCAGTTGAATTTGAAATATCTGCGACTGAGTATGTTAAAACTAAATTCTCTTACATAGACAATAGAGATAATCTTTCTAGTAAACTTTTGTATTCTAATAACACTGCTAACTCTACAATTAAACAACCTTTTGATGTCTTATATAATTTAACTTCTGGAGATATTCAGGGAGATGATGGTGTAGTTTTAAATAAAAAGACGATTTTTGATTTTAATTCTCACTATGATTACATATTTTCTGGAATAGATTATAGTGATGCTCAAATTGCAACTTTATTTAGTGTAATAACTGTTAATGTTGCTGCTATTTTGGAAGTAGCATCAGATTATTATAATATAGATTTAATAAAAGGGTTATTAATAGAATATATTTTAAATTCTAAAAAAATAAGCATTCGCTGGAAACTTGGAGATAAAACTACTTTTACAATAGTTGTTCCTAATTTAGAAGCGGATTCGACTTTTGAGTTCATGCGAGCATATGCTTTAGGTCAAAACGATAATTTCTTATAAAATGTTTACTCAAGCGCAAAATATTAGCAATAAATCATTTAAGATCATAAATCTTAAATCGAATATATCTTTAGTAAACGTTGATAATCAAAATGATTATAGTTTTTCTCCTGATCAAGATCCTGATTATCTGAGTTTTCCATTAATAGTAATGGCTAAAGGATCGGTCAATCTGCCAATCACTAGATTAGAATGGCAGATTTTGGACCCATTAACTAATCTTGTTTCAGATTTCAGTAATCCTAATTTTTCTAATTTTTCAGTCGAGCTTTTAGATGTTGATAATAATGTAATAAAAATATTGAATGATAATTTAAATTATTGTTATTATGATTTAAGTTCGGATGTTTTAGCTTATTTGTCGAGTTCTATATATAGTGATGTTAATTATTTAAGAAATATAAGAGTTAGAGTTAAATCTTATAGCAATGACAATAAAGTTTCTGAAGCTATTTTTGTGTTGGATTTTCCTGTTTCATCTTTTTCAGATGTTTCTTCTACTATTTCTAATGGAATATTTGTAAATTATGATGTATCTAATAGAGATTATCTTAAATATATAGCATTAGAAAGTAGTCCCTCATTTGATTTTTCTCAAGTTTTAGGGCAAGTTAGACAAGCAGCTTCTTCAAGCGTATTTATAAATAACGATGGAAATGATAAGCTTTTTTATCGTTTAACTTCTACGGATTTTTATAATACTGGCGATACATATTTTATTGGTCAATTAAAATTAAATAATATTGACAATAGTGTTTACGATGAATATCCGAAGAATATTTCAGGAGCTATAAAGATAGGTTACGATTCAATAGCTAAAACTTTTGATAGGCGTTTGTTTGTTAAATGGGCGATTAATTCCAGCAACACTCCAATTGATTATAGAATATATGTTAATAAGAGCGGCGAAAATAAATTATCAGATATATATTATTTAGATGCGCCAAAAATAGATAGCGTAAGTTATATTACTCAAGGCACAGGAGAAAATAAGTTTAATTTTAATGAAGTAGGAATAAATCCATTTTATTCTGGTGCCAATTTTGAGTCTATTTTTTCACCTTCAGGAAACAACGGAATTCAGTGGAAAGACCATACTGTAATAATTGATAACAAAGGGTCTTTTCCTTCAGGGTTATATGATGCCGATACTATTGATTTATTATATGAAATACCGTTTGCTTCTGGTTCTTTAAATAGTAGACAATTATATTTAGCGTACAATTACGATTTTACAGACAATGATTTTAAGTATTTTCCAAGTGAGGGAATTTACACTTCGGGTTTTTTTAATGTAACAGGAGCAGGAAATTCTTCTTCAGCAACCGGATCGGGTGATGGAATTTTAACTTTACAAAATCTTAGTGGCATATTAATAGCAGAAAGATTTGATTTTAATTATCCATCTGGATCTGTTGTTGTCTCTAATGTTGAGCCTTACTTTTTTATACCAATCGCTTCTTCTGGAAATTATGAGGTTTCTGTAAGAGGGTTTATAGATCAGAATAGTTATACCGACTTGTCTGATACATTATTCTTTTCTGCTACTGGAATAAATTATGCCACAACAGGAGTAAAAAATTTAAAACTAATTGAAGGAACTGGAGTAAGTGGTTATTTGTCTAAGTTTAATTCTTCAGATAGTTTGACAACAGGAACGTTGTATTACGACGCTTCTAATAATTTAAAATTTTCAGAATTACCAAGCACAACAACTTCAGAAAATTTATATAAATTAGTAATTGAAAACGACATTGTAAAAAAACAATTAGATACAGGGAGCGGCACTTCTTTAATTGAAGATTTTACTTTTCTTAATCATGGTTTTGCTATTGGTGATGTTATTAGATATAATGGAACAAGTTATCTTAAAGCGATGGCAGACAGTGCCGAAAATGCAGAAGTGTTGGGTGTAGTTAAATCGGTAGATGGAGATAATTTTAAAGTAGTAATAGATGGATTAATAACTGGTCTACCTTCTACTTTGTTGCCTGGAAGTGGGTATTTTTTATCCCCTTCAATTTCTGGCGCATATACTACTACTGAACCGTCAAACTATGGAGAAGTTTCTAAACCAATTTTATTTGCATTAACTAATTCGACTGCAAATGTATTGACTTTTCGTGGTGTTGTAATCTCACCTGTTAGCGGTACATCAGGAACTTCTGGATCAAGTGGAACTTCAGGATCTAGCGGAACTAGTGGAACCAGCGGTTCGTCAGGAACAAGCGGCACTCCAACAGTGGCTAATACTTTAGCTAGATATAGTAATACTACTCAAACTATAGCTTCAAGCACAAATACCATAGTAGTTTGGAATACTGATGATACTGCAAATACTCAAGGAAATACCAATTTAACTTTTAATGGAACAGATAGATTTACAAATAGTTCTGGAGCTTCTTATATTGTAAATATTGATGGTTATGTGAGTTGGGACTCTGGAGGAACTGCTGGAACTGCTAGATCAGTGTTTATAGTCAAGAATGGAATCGCTTCTTCTTTTCCAAGGTATTCTTACAATAGTATTCCAGCAAACAATGCTTATCCTGTAACGCATTTCAGTTCAACGTTAACATTAGCGAATAATGATTATTTTGAAATATATGTTTGGCATAATAATTCTTCCTCGCAAGATATAAATGTAAATACTTTTCCTGGTAGTAGAATTTTAATAAGTAAAATTGAAGGAGTGCAAGGACCATCTGGTTCATCAGGTACGAGTGGATCTAGTGGTACTAGCGGAAGCTCTGGAACAAGTGGGTCTAGTGGTACTAGCGGTTCTTCTGGCACAAGCGGTTCATCTGGAACGAGCGGTTCTTCAGGTTCATCTGGAACGAGCGGTTCTTCTGGAACGAGCGGTTCTTCAGGTTCATCTGGAACAAGCGGTTCTTCTGGAACGAGCGGTTCTTCAGGTTCATCTGGAACAAGCGGTTCTTCTGGAATGAGCGGTTCTTCAGGTTCATCTGGAACAAGCGGTTCTAGCGGTTCTTCTGGAACAAGTGGGTCAAGCGGTTCTTCTGGAA